TTTCTGCCCCATCATAAACACACCTATAGATGCGCTTATGGTGGAGCAGTCGGGTACTGCCCCCGAGTCCTCAGCACGTTTTAGTTCGTTTCAATGAACCATAGTTATTTATACGATTCTTTATTAGTCATCATTTCAATCCCAACTTTTTCTTTGCATCGACAATCTGCTTATGAGCAATGGCAGCCAAAGCAGCGTCACCGTCTCCAATGACTTCAAGGAGAGCTTCCTTTTCAGGAACAAAGACCTTTGCGAAATTTTGATCTTCTTCGACAATAGATTTACTGTTATCAATGAGATCAGCAATTTTGATCGCCTTTGCAGCTTTGCTGACCTTTGCGAGACGATCGCGATCAGCAGCTTTGCGAAAAGCGCGGTTGCCTTCAATGCGTCGATTCGTTAATTCGTCGACTAGAACTGCAACCTCAGAACCAAAATTTTCTTCGATGTCTTTAAGAGTGACATCTGTATCTTCGACGGTATCGTGTAGAATAGACGCTACCATCATAGTATAAACTTCTTCAAATGAAAATTCCGAAGCATTTTCAATAAGTGTTTTTGTTACAGAAATTGGATGAGTGATATACGGCTCACCGTTGTATTTGCGAACCTGCCCTTCATGAGCTTTAGTTGCAAAATCAATGACACTGACCATATAATCATCTTGATCTTGTGTCAAAGATTTAAGAAGCCATGATCTTTCAAAATTATCAAGCATTTTGAGCATGTTCCCGAGACCTTAACATTCTCCAGAAAGTTGGTCAGCAGCCATCGGTTCGAAAACTTCAGCAGCCGTCAGTTCGCCGAAATCGAGAACCGTCTCAATGCGGTCGTAAAAGATACCTTCTCCACCGACGGGGACGAGAAATTCGATCATAACTTCACCACAAGGATCAGTCCGGCGGCAAAACTCAAATTCGAAACGCCCAGTCATTCCAGCCATACGAATTTGCTTGTATTCATCCAAATCAGAGGACAGACGAAGAGTACGCATTTTCATTACTAGTCTCCTTAGCTCTTGGTGAGTATGTCGTACAGCTTTGCCGCAGAATCGGGTGATGCCATCAACTGTATTCTTGCATCCATGACCCTTGCTGCTGTCTGGGCGCGGTTTTCGCGGCGGAAATCACCTTCAATTTCCTGCATTGCCCGGTTCACTAAGTCTGCTTTTTGTGTGTCTGCCATAATCTGTATCTCCTTTCCAATTGTTAATATAATTCTACCAGGAAAAGGATATTTCGTCAATAGTTTTTTCACAAAAAAATAGCCAATAGAAACAGGCACTTATCTCTAACCGCCTGTTTTTAAAGGATAAAAAATCTGGGTTTTTCTGGGAATAGTGTAAAATCAAGGACTTATCTCTAAGTGCCTGTTTTTATTGATCCTGCTAGAACCGTCTAGAAACCTCGAGATCCGCTAGAAGGTATATTTACACTTCGTTGACGTCAATAGGGCCTAGAGGCATGAAATATTTGACACTGTCTAAACGAAATGAACGCCATCCTGCTTTGTTCAAATCCCAAACAGAAATTGACTCAGGAATAGTATCAGAGACAGGAGTGACTCGTTTCAACGGGCGGTCATTCTTCGGTAAAAGATCTTCACGCAACGTGCATGTCATATCTCTCAGTTCTCCATTCTTCTTTGTAAAACTACAGAAACAGATATTGTTCTTTAAAAGATCAACATACTGATGATAGTTATCAGGCTTCCCCTGTGACATCTGACACTTCCTTTTTCTGTCTTCCCCAAACTTCTTTGGCGGGGACACGAATGAAACGCTTATTTGTTTCCTGTTTATTCGGATTTTCTACAGTCAACATAACTTTCTTTCCACGAAGAAAAGCATTCAACTTATTGTTGGCCGTTTCAACTTCTTCCGTACATGCGCGCATAGCTTTTAAAGTTCTACGTGCTACGTTTCTTCCCTGTCCTTTAGACACGTATTGTGTTCTTGATTTCATCGTCCAATATCCTTTACATTGTTTTTTGAGACAACCATATATGGTCCTTTATTGTAAGCAACGCTCACTGTAAAATTCTTGCTCACATCTAATTTTTCTTTAAGTTCAATGGGTCGTTTATTAGAAATAGCCACGATTCTATCTGAAGTTGGAGCAGGTGGATTTACAGACAAATCTGGGAATGAGATCACACCCTTTCTCTGCTTTTTAGAATATTTACCAACACCGAGTCTCCGAAGAGCTCTTTCATGATCTTTTTGAGCTTGTGCAATACGTTTGTTCATACTATAATACTATATTAGTTTGCCATACTTGTCAACAGGTTTTTCCATTCAGTTGCACGAATGTCCCAGCTATAAACAGAATCAGCATATGCTTTCTGAAAAGAGATTCGTGATTTGACTTCTTCAGAAGAATATTTATCAATCACATCTTTTAGAACAACGGCAAACAAATTAGCATGCTTATTATGATCTTCCTGCATTTGATACATGAAAGCAAAATTAGCTGTTGTCTCAGGAAGAGCTCCATAATTGGGACAAACCAAAGCACACCCGGCAGACATAGCTTCAATGGCAGCAATACAGGATGTCTCAATCCAGATATTTGGATATGCAAAGATATGAGACTTTTTCAGTGCTTCACGAACAACATCATTTGGTTGATATCCATGATAGGTAATTCCTTCATGCTCTCGACAACGGTCAAAAAGAGTTTCGTATTGTTTGTCGCGATCAGGCCATCCATAAGCATTGAAACTTGAAAAGACATCAAGATGAATACGATCACCATACTCTTGATAAAGATGTTCAAAGACTGGAACAAGCAATTCCAGACCACGATGAGGAGTTGTATGATAGATCAGACGAATGGGACCGTCTTGTGGCTTTTTATAAAGAGCTGTTTCATCGAATGGTTCGATAGCATTTTTAAGAACGATGCTGTTGCTATAAGGAACACCCAGGCCATAATGATATGTCATAAACTGCCAATGAGACACAAAGACTTTCATGGCAAACCTATCTCTTGAAGCTGGATCTTTTAGATGCTGAGATTCTGGATCATTGAATGTGTCATGACACCACAGAATAGGAATTCGATTTGGATCTATGTCGCGCACACGCGAACATATAATCTGGAACTTGTTATAGAGATCTGAATCCAGACGCTCTTTGAGAGCACGTTGCATCATCTCAGTTCCACCGTTAGCGGCTACGTTTAGTTCGTTTTTCTCAATGTCGTCTGTATGTTTGATTGTAAGTGCCATGCAATCTCCTGTAAGAATGTAACGAAATATTTATTATGGCTATTCACCAAAATCCACCAGCATATAAACAGTACTGAATGAAGACTGCAATCAAAATTGCTATTGTGAATTCAAGAGCACCTTTATGTGCAGTAGTATAAAACTGAATAGCATATGAAACAGCCCATAGACAAAACAAAGTCCATTGAGGCCACAACCAAAGTTCCATGATATATTCTTCTTATTTAATATAAAGAAGGAAGTGGGGGTGGCATTGCACCACCCCCGGACCCCTTAGGCAGCCATCGCGTATTCGTGCGCGAGCTCCAGAGCCTTAACCTTCTTGTTACGGTTTCCACCGAACCAAGCAGATTGCAGGCGGGTCTCCTGACTGTTGCCCAGGTGATGGTCAGTCAGGTAGGTGACAGCGTTAGCAGCCTGCCACCAAGTGCCCGGATTAAGGTCCCCACCCGGCTGGGTTTCGAGGACGTCCAGGGCCATCTGTGCGTTGCGCGACAGATCATTTCCACGCTTATTAGATGTCATCGGGAAGATTTGTCCGAAGTATTCTTCGACGGTGTCCTTCTTGTAACGCTTTGAGGACAGAACTTCAGCCAGTTCTTTATAATCCTGCATCATTTCGCCGGCGATGCCGAGAGTTTCCTTGACGAGATCAGCATCGAATTTAGTACGGTGACCAACACGAGCCATCTGTTCGGACTGTTGAGACAGCGCGTATGTCAACGTGTTGTTGCAAACGACACGGATAGGAGTGAAACGAGCTTCGATCGACTTACCGTAACGATGCGGATTGGTCAACAGAAGATAGCTTTCAACCGTGTCCTTCTTGCCGATGGTGAATGAGTCCTTGACCTTTGCAAGTGCCCAGACCATACGACCGTCGTCAAGACTTCCGGCGGTGTGCATTTCCATATCGCCAGCCATGACGAACTCCTGGAAAAACTCAAAAGCTTCAGAGTTCTGCAGAGGATGCCAATTCTCACCAGTGTTGGTCAGAACCCGCCCGTCGGTAGAACGAACCAGAGCTTTCTTTCCGGTCGGAATTTTGTCGCCGTTGAACTCTACAAACGAGGGAACTTCGACAACTTCCCAATCGAGACCAGCTTCAACAAGCATTTGGTCAGGAGTGAGATCGTTATGGACGCGCTTTCCAAGACCATGCCAGGGAACTTCTCCAGCGTACGCCATAGTTTCAACCATATGAGACATAATGTATCCTTTCTTTCACGAGTTAGGTTGAGTTTGATTTAACAAGTATATTCTACCAGGTTTTGATTATTTTGTCAAATGTTTTTCTTAAGCAGCCAAAAGTTTGTCGATCGGCGTGCCGTTGATGACAGAAACACAGCTGTGAATACGGCCGGTTTCGACATTACGGATTTGCAACGGACGCTTCGGAGCACGAGTACGGAAACCGATCAGTTCGAAGGTGCCTTCACCGGGAATGGTAAATTGACGGCCAAAATCAGCAGAAGACAGACCCAGTTTGCGAGCTTTGTAGTGATCAAGATCACGGCGTTCTTTTGTCAGAGTTTCACCGTCAGAATCGACAGCCATGAACTCAACCCGCTTGCGGAAATTACTTTCAGTAAAACGACCACGACTGGGCTTCAGTTCAAGACCATGCTTGGCAGCAACTTTGTTCAAAGCTTCGAGAAGGTCTTTATTGATTTGTTCAGCCTTTTTGGACGAGATAGACATGATATAGAGTTTCCTTTTCCGATTTGATAAGTTAATTCTACCAGGTTTCCGTTTATTTGTCAAATGTTTTCTGTGAAAAAAACATCATTTAAAATCAACGGCTTATTGACAAGTGTCTGTTTCTCAATAAGGAAATTTTATGACTTCGTCGATGTCGATATTTGAGGCGTTTACAACGTCCCAGATATCCCTACCTGGTTCAAAACCCATAGGAACACCAACAGCAAAATTCTCGAACTGAGGATATTCGTCTTCCAGTAATCGACGAATTTCTCGTTGTGCCTCGTCAGAGGTTACAGCCGAAACCTCCACAAAAACCTTCTTTAAAACGTCGGAAGTTTGTGCGACGACAAATGCATAATATGGAACAGTAGCAGACATGAGATTCTCCTTAAGCAGCCTGGTTGCCTTGAAAAACTTGACCAAGGTATTCACCATGCTTGGTCATGACTTCGTCTATCGCCGCCAGGATGATTTCGTCCATCTTCTTTTCGACAAGTTCATAATACTTTTCGTAGAAAGCAGATTTCCCAGCCCGCGGATAATCGTGGTTCTTGAAGCGACTTGTTCTGATGCCGAAGACAGATGTGGCTTGACGGCTAAAGTTCCTAAGACCGTTATTGTAAAGATCGTAATAGCAATTGGAAGCTTTACGGAATTTTTCAAGAGCCTTATTTTTGCGCTTGTCTTGAACCTCTCCAGAGGCAGGAACAAAGTTTTCAAGAAAATCAGCAAATAACTGATGTTTGCCTTTAGAAGCCCAATAAGTTTGATTGATGTTCATTCCGTATTTCCTTTCCAATTGTTAATATAATTCTACCAGGAAACAGTTATTTCGTCAATAGTATTTTCACATTTTTTTCATAAAAAAATATCCTTTAAAAACAGGTGGTTAGAGCTAAGTGCCTGAATCTAAAGGATATGTTTTTTTATAGTGTAAAATCAATCACTTAGAGCTAAGTGCCTGTATTTGCACTGTTTTTTTAAAACCGTCCAGAAACCTCAGTATCATTTAGAGGGTGGTTCTGTACACATTTCGTTCTTCTGAGGTTTCTGGACGGCAAATTAAACGCGGCTTCGAATCAATCCAAAAATCACAGGTTCTTACGGCAAACATTTTTTCTGTATGAGAGTCAACTATACGATATACATCTTTTGATTCTGTATTAATGAAAGCCACTCCGAAAAAGAACCCATAGATAATCCCATAGCGAACATAAAAAATTTATCTTCATTCATTTCCAAATTCTCCTTGACAAGTGTTTCGTTGATGTATAGATTAGTATCTGTACTATGGAAACTATGGATCAGTCCAAAAGACACTGTCTATATTTTTCTAATCCTTTATATTCTATAACTTCATTTGTCATTGTCTTCAATGACGATAACATTTTGTTTCTAATATGATCAGGAAACCAATTGTTTTGATTGATTTGGTATAATATAACATCAATCAAAAATCCAAATCCAGATTTATCATCCCAAAACTTAATAGGAAATGTCTTTTGGTGTTCAATCCGAATAAAGATTGCGCTGTCAAATGGACTATTCTTTTGATATGTAGGATATGCAGACAGATATGGTGAGGTTGTCAATGTCCATGCATATCGATGATAATTCCTATCACCAGAAAGTTTCTTAACAATTTTGTCACCAGCTTTCTTAATATCATCACCAGGAACTGGACAGTGAATTTCGGCGAATGTTTTTCCGATATTGTTTCCTGGAATCCAGTTTGTAGGAAAGAGAATACAGTGATTGTTTAACCGGCCATCTTTCATTATGGCAATATCATTGTTAGTATAATAATTAAGCTTATTTATGAAAGGAGTTTTATCTGATACTCTATAAAACGGCAATTCTTTTTCTGTGATTCCCAGCGCTTGCACAGCATCGATTGTATCCTCAGGATCATCTTCGTAAATTAGTTTTGATCCATGAAGCATGCATTCTCGTTCACCTTGTGTGAAGCGATCCATATCTGTATGTGTCCTATCAAATAAAGGACCATCATAAATTTCAAAATGTGGACCTGTAGTATATGGCACACGAAAGATCTTATTCAAATCATGTAATTTTATACTCATGCCGATCTCCATCCGTGATCACGAATTAAATACTTGGTCCGAGGACGAGATAATGGTCGGGGAGGTAGGAATCGAACCTACATGGTCTCCGCCCCAAACGGAGTGACCCGCCATTGGCCCACCCCCCGCTCATTAACAACTATATATCAGCTTGGGCTCCATTCTTTGTAGATATACAGAGAAAAACGAGTTGCATCTTTCTTCAAGCAATATGATTGGTTTCCTTCCGGCCGAGGACCGCGATACATTTTGCGAAGACGATAGTTTTTTGTTTCCTCTGGATATTTCTTTTTAAATTTTTTCCAAGCATTTTTTACGTTATAATCCCCGCCCAAAAAGTCGCGGCCGCCTTCTTTGATGTGGTTATGAATGACCAAGCTCGTTGGAATATTTTTGAAAAGACTAACCTCATCTTTTGGAGATAGAAAACCTTTTTTCTTGAGAAGTTCATATGATTCCGGCCAGTCAGACTTAAAATATTCCATGAACTCATACTTGACACTGAAGGGTCGAATTTTGTTTGCATGTACAGCCATGGATGTATCAACGAGACGAATACCGACAACATTTAGATTAGAAACAATCTTTGCAGCACCTTCAAAATCTTTTGCGACAATACGGCGTGTTTCAGTTCGTGTGATTTGCAGCAATGTTTGCTTATATGTGACTTCAAAAACCTTCATGGTGTTTTCCTTATCGAATGTAAAAAGTATCGCCGAGAGCAAATTCGACAAACTGACGCATATAGTCGGCTTGTTTCCGGCGAGAAGAATTGCTCCATTCGTTTGTTGAAGTGCTTGTTGCTTCGCTAATAGCGACAAACAACCACCTCTGCAGCCGAGCAATATCCTTATCAGACAAAGTGTCGTCCCAGTTGTCAACGTCTCCATCTTCAAGGTTTGCCCATGCGCGAATTCCGTAAGTTTCAAGCATGGCGTCTGCGTCAGCTAGACGTGTGCCCTGATCCCATGACAAAGGTCGATCAGACTCCAAAGCTTCTTCAAGAATCTTACGGCGAGCTTTCAAAGCACCTGCACATTTGTTTTTAGCCCATTCACGGAGATCAGCATAAGTTGCGTATGACATGATATAGCTTTCCTTAGTAGTTGATTGAAACTTTGGGACTGTCGTCAACAAGATGTCCGACGGTCTGCATGATTTGAACCAGGACAGATTCGCGAACAACCGTATCCGTGGCTTCCCCAGCTAGAGTCGGCAGTTCATTTGAAATGCTATTAAGAACGTTTTTTGTGATCTTGACAAGATCTTCCTGATCAAGTCCAGTCCAGATCTTCCGGCCGTCTTTGTTGGCCAACATCGCGATAATCAACTGACAGATCGGTTCAAAAACGCGGTCGTTGACAATAGAATCGCCGCGGCGGGAAAACATTTTAAAGGTTCGCATCTGATTGTTCCTTATTACCAGAGGGTGTTTAGAGCTTATGAGAGACCTAAGCGCTCGAGGATAGCTTGAGTTTCGGCAAAGTTATTGATCACTTTGGTTTCATTGATATGGACATCGCCGAAGCGAACGGTGACAACGTGGTCGGTGATTTGTGTCGAATCAGTCGTCCGAACAGTGTACTGATCTTCTATGTTGTTTTCAGTGCACTTTGCAACCGCACAAAGATCACGGCCGAACTTTTTACTGATCAGAGCAAGATTTTCAATGTCAGAAGCCATGATACAGAATTTGTTCGTTGTACGATATTTGTTGATCGTTTTCATTCTATTGTTTCCTTTCCAATTGTTAATATAATTCTACCAGGAAAGGGATATTTCGTCAATAGTTTTTTCACAAAAAAATATAGTGCAGAATCAATGACTTATCTCTAAGTGCCTGATTCCACACTATATGTTTTTTTAGTCTGTTAAAAACAGTGCTATATCAACAGGTTGTCGATAAGTGCCTGTTTTTAAACGGCTTCGCGAAGAGCCTGTACTCCTGCTGCAACAACCGAACGCTTCGGTGTGCCGAGACGATACTTCGTACGAACATCACCGGCACTGTTGACACGACGGTTGGAATAGATAGAGTAACCATCCTTGCGAAGCAGAGAGATAACAGCTGTCGGATTTGCCAGACGATAACGTGCAGCAATCTGATCAGCAGTCAATTCATCACCGCGCTTAAAAGCGGCAATCAGTTTCTTAGTGCGACTCATGTTTTATCCTTTCATAAAGTTTCACACAATAATGACAAAATGTCATCAACTATATTATTATACATTATTGACTAGTAGAGTCAATGAATTTTCGAATATTTTTCCATAATTTTTTTCTCTACAGAAGACCAATATTCTACTCCCCATTCTGATAAATCATCTCTCTTGAGAACTGCTCTGACGTTTGTTAGAAGTTCTTCTATTGTATTAGAGGATAGATTATAGTTGAGTGATAAAACCTCTGCCGGCAACTCAACATCCCACAGCGAGCTTGACATTTTCTTTCTCCTTTCGATATAACTCTCTTACTTCAAGAAATTTAGGCAACCATTTAAAATTCTTTTCACAGAATATTTGCAGAACACCGTGTGGTGTAGCAAGTGCAATAATAGTCAATGGCACTTCAATTCCATATCGTTCTTCGACCATCTTTCCATATCCAGCACCCTGCATGAAATATCCGTCGATCCATTCTCGTTTCTTTGGTTTCTGAAGTGCTTTGAAATCAAGGATAGCATTTACCGTTTGATATTGACACACAAGGTCAGAAGTACCAGCGGTTTCTAGTTCATCACTATAGAGTGGAAGTTCGATTCCATAGATCTTAGAAACTTTCTGTTTAAGAACACGAAGCAGTTGTTTAAAAGCAATGTATTCTATTGGCATGAGAAGCTTTGAATAATCTGGATGAGTTGTTCTATTCAACTCATGAAGAATATACTCTTCACAAAGCTTGTGAATGTCCTTTCCAAAGTTTGCAGCCTGTCGACCAATCTTTTCTGCTTCTCTAGGTCCTACACGTTCTTTCCATTTTTCGAGACCATCCTTGGGACGAATCCCAAGGACAGTCGTCATAGAAGGATATGATTTACCATCAGGCGTAATATATCGACGTTCTTCGCCATTCTCATATCGTGCCAGATCTAATACAGGCACACGTGCATCTTCTAATACCAACTTGTAAGCCCCAATTCTTCTCTAAGAATGATAAATTGTTTAACCATATCTGATCTAACTATATCATCCTTTTCAAATTCAATGCAATCGAAATACGACATTCTTTTCAGTATTTCCATAAATGAATGAAGATGACTACGTTCTCTTTCTTTAGAAAGATCCGACTGTCTATAATCTCCTGAGAAGATAATACGTGAACTATCTTTCAGTCGTGTGATAATTGTATTGAGTTCGTTTCCGTTTAAATTCTGACATTCATCGACGACCACAATCTTATCTTCTAGATTGATTCCGCGCAGATAAGACGTTGTGCAAAATTCGATAAGTCCCTTTGATTTGAGATATGCGTATGCATCTCCTCTATTAAATAGTTCGCTACATATATCCGCGTAAGGAGCCTCATAAAGAGCGGCCTTTTCCTTAATGTTCCCTGGCATAAATCCAATATCTCTGCTAGGGACGGCTGATCTGATAATTGTGACTCCTGCAGCTCCCTCACTTCCATTATCAAGGATGTCTTGACACGCAAGATAAAGCGCAAGGAACGTCTTTCCCGTTCCACTGAATCCATGCATGAGTAAATTCTTGTCATTATAGAAGGAATTGATTGCACTGGATTGTCGTGGATTTTGAGGTACGATAGGTCGAAGTCTGAATTCATTTTTGGTAGACTTTTTAAGTTTACGTTGTTGCCGATTTGACAATTTTACGGGAGAAGGAGTGGCAACGGAAAGGTGGCTCATATGAACGTCCTTTGTTAAATGTGAGACTGAACATGCTATGTCCTCACCCAAAGTTCTAACGGCCAACAGCTTTATCTCTTGCCTTTCTGTATTTCTTAACAGCTTGTCGTTTTTTAGTTGCGGTAATACCTTTATCACCATACCGTTCGCCAATCTCAGAATAAGGATTAGCATCAGCAATACGTGAAAGCATTTCATTCCAACCACCGTCAGTTTTCTGACTATGGTTAACACCTGAAACAAGTCCAGGTGCTTTTGTGATAATGGCTATGATGTGTGGATTGTCTTTGAGATACTGAACCTTCTCATTATATGACATCATTTCGTCAAATTCTTTGCCGGTTTTAGTGTTTTCAAAAGAATAAATTGGCATTCTAATTTCCGTTCAAATCATTATGGATTTTTTCTATGGAGTTTGATGTATTCCACTGAAACAATCCTGGAAAAAAACCATGTAAACAGAGAACAAATGAAGCTTTAAGCAGGCGGAAAGAAATCTTTTGCGCAAAACAAAAATGTTCCCACCAACTTTTATTGACTACTTCAAGATGTTGTTTTGACTTTTCTATCATGTTCTATTTATAAGACTGCATATGTTTTGTAGTAAACGTTGGGTAAATCAATAGAAATATATGGCACATTTTCTGGAAGGTAAAACGTAAATGTTACATTACGATTTTTTTCTACTATCCAACAGATATATCGAACACGAGAGATACTTTCTTCAAATGTTGCTTTTGTCTCTGTACTATAATTCTCTGTTCCTTCGTATATATTGCTTTCAGCAATATTCTTCTCATAAACAAAAGAATCGAAACCAACTAATCGCAGATCTGTATAGCCACGTTTGATTGCTTCAAGAATAGCATTTGTACCAGCATTTGATCTTGGAGTAGAAGAAAACGCAGGAATTTCAGCCCAGATTTCTCTTGGTTCCCAGCATTCTTCTTCGGAAGGTATAATCACTCTTGAGGAAGGAAATGTGCTACATTCAATCTCAGTAATGATACCCTCATCAATAGCAACAAGATAATCTGGTACATTATAGTCAGGTGCATAATCTCTATAGATTGCATTACACCCAAAGATAGTCATATTGTCGTTGACACGAGCTACCTCTCTAAGATCAATATCTTTACGAGATAGGCCGTTGCCAACAATCAGTGCTTTATTTGGATTCATGACCAACAAGTGCCTCTATATCGTGTTTATCTAGTTGCACGAATTTTTTCTTTTCGCGCTTTTTTTGCTTTTTAAGAGCTTTCTTTTTACGACCACCGGCTTCTTCATATGAATAGTTGTCGTCGTCAAAATAACGTTTCTGGTTTCGAAACGTCTTTCCCATTTTACTTCTCCCATCCTTTGGCAATACCAGGAAACGCTTCTGCTACAACTTCTTTACTGACTTTTGAATATTGCTTTGGAAGTTTCTTGTCCTTGATGGCAATAAGAAGTCTTGCATCATCTGGATCAACACTTTCAAGCAGTTGAAAGAAGATGCGTTCGCGTTCAATAGGCTTTGACTTATTCGTTGGTGTTTGAATAACGTAATCCAGCATTCGAGCTCGATTATAGAGAGATCCTTGTAAGTCATCAGCCTTGTTCGCAAAGTTGATTGCCTCATCTGGAATATTTCCTTTCGGTAGCGCAAAGACGACACGCGGATCATATGCAAAACCGAGAATTTTCTTTAAAGCAGCAGATGAATTCTTTTGCAAAACTGCAACTCGATCTGCCTTCTTATTTTGCGCGGATGCTTCTTCTAGAATTTCTGATATACTTTTAATCATAGTTTCGTAAACTCCTGTGCACGATCTGTTAGATTTTTAAGTGATTTGGACATGAGATAGCCAAAGATATCTCTAGGTGGAGTAATACCAGCTTTCTCATACGCTTCAAGGATTTTTTGTTTATGCTCTTCAGGAATAGTACTAAGATCAATCAGTTCTTTATTCCGATTATACTTTTCAAGCATACGTTCATCACAAAAATCTTCTGGACTCATTTCAGCCCATTCATTGAGCTTCTTAGTCCGAATAGGTTTCTGTCTTTTTTCTGTAAGAAACACGTCATCATCCGAAAGGAAGTTTGGAATACCATCGCCGCCGTCACCTTTCATGATGTGCATATGAAGAAAACGAGCAGGGTTTTGTTCACGAAGCATCTTCTTTTGAATTGGTGCATACTGTTCTACATTTCCGTAACGCTGTAACTGCACAAAATCTTTATCGCTTGAGATGATGACAATCTTTTCACTGCTTTTAGTGACAAACCAATCTTCACCTTTTTCTTGAACAA